CAGCACCACCACCTGCAACAACTGTATAAGAAACTGTGTTTGATCCTGCAGCATTTCCTACTGAACAAACTGTAAATGTTCCAGGACTTGTGAATGTATGTACTTTATAATTTGTGCAAACAGTTGTAATCGTACCACCAGTTGCAGTAATATAAAGTGGATTTTGTGGTATTTGTGAAAAATCATCACTATGTATTGATTTCCATCCGATTGTTGAATCTACATATATTAAAGTTAAACCTTGTCCTTCTGTTGAAAGTGTAAGGACTCTTCCTGCATCTCCACCATTAATTTTTTCACTTCCATTTGGATCAATTGTTAAATTATTATTGTCAAAAGTATTTTTATAATCTTGTATAGAAACAATAGCACCAGCACTTCCTGCTGGTAAATCTACTTCAAATGAACCACTTTCTGTATTACAAAAATAACCTTCACCTGATACAGCAGTAAATGTAGAAGTTTTTGGTGTTGTTTGCCAATCAACAGTCCCAGTTCTTCCCATGCCTGAAGTTGTTGCTCCACTAGCAATAGCGACTGTATCTCCACTTTTTCCTAAAGTGACAGTAGAACCACATTTTGTTACAAGTGCGTTTCCTGATGTATCTTCTATATTATTTACTTTAATTTTACTTGTCATAATTTACCTAACCTGATTTATACCTTATAATTACTATTCCACTTCCACCTGAAGCTCCTGAATTAGTGTTTCCAGATCCACCACCACCACCTCCTGTGTTAGCTGAACCTGCCGAACCAGTTTGTGAACCAGCTCCTCCACCGCCAGTTCCTCCTGCTCCACCAGTTCCTGCAGGGTGGGCACCTCCACCACCACCTCCTGAAAAAGCTGTTGGACTTCCATTAATATTTGTTGTTGCTCCTGCACCTCCTGCTCCTGCTGTACTTGGCCCACCAGCACCACCAACTGCAGTAGCTCCTCCACCGCCTCCTGACGCATATCCTGGAGAACCTGGTCCACCATTTCCACCAGCAGATCCTTGTGGTGGACTTACAGGAGGTGTATTTCCAGCTCCTGCTGTATTTGAATAAGATCCTCCACCTCCACCTGAAGCACCAGCTATTCCTGGTTCTACACTTGGATTATTACCAGGACCGCCACCACCACCTCCTGCAGAAGTTATACTTGAAAAAATAGATGCTGAACCACTTACTCCTCTTTCATTAGCATTATGTGGATTTTGATAAGTTCCACCAGCACCACCTCCACCGATTGTAATTGGATAACCAGTAGCTGAAACTGTAATTGTACCTGCACCCTCTAATGGTGAAGCTGTAAATGGAGTAATAGGCGATTTATCTTCTCTAAAACCTCCTGCTCCACCTCCACCACCACCTTCTCCACCTGATCCTGAAGCACCTCCACCTCCTCCAGCAACAACCATATAAGAAACTTGATTGTTTGCTGAACAAACAGCAGCCGTATTGACAGTAAATGTTCCAGGTGATGTAAAAGTATGAATTGTACAATTTCCTGAAGTAGTTTTAGTTCCACCTGTTGCAATTAAAAAGGGATTACCTTTTACAGGATTTGAATCTTGAACATTAGTCCAGCCTTGTGTTGTATCTGCATATATCAAAGTTATTGATTTACCTTGTGTTGTTAAAGAAGAATTTGCATTAAAACCACCTATCTTATCTGTTCCATTTGGTTTAATAACACAACTTTCTGTATTGAAATTTCTAGAGTAGTCAGATATTGAAACTATATTTCCAACACTTGCAGATGGCAAAGAAACTGTTAAATTTTCTGCAGTGATTGCACCACCCATACCAATACCATGAACATAACAACCATAATAATATGTTCCTGTAGCTTGTGGTTGAAATTCAACATATCTTGTAGTTGCTCCATTAAAATTAGATGTATTTGTATAATTAGATTGATTGCTTGATCCATCTAAATAGTAAGTTACTCCTGAAGAAACTATACCTGCTTGAAAAGTACCAAGTGTAGATGAGTTTGAAGTTGATATAACTAAAGGGTGTCCATCATTTGTTGCATCTGATTGTGTAAATCTATATGTTTTTCCTTTGATCAAAGTAATTGCTAATTGTCTTGAACCATCAAGATTAAAAATATTTCCTGTTCCGCCAACAACATATAAAGTACCTGAAGCGACTGTTACTGCATAATTTTTAAAAGGCGAACCATCAGTTGTATCTATAAAATAACCTTCACCATTTACTGCTGTAAATGATTCTGTTTTAATTGAAGTTTGCCAATCAACAGTTCCTGTTCTACCCATTCCTGATGTAGAAGCACCTGAAGCTATTGAAACTGTATCGCCACTTTTTCCAAGTGTAAGTGTTGATCCTGTTCTTGTTTCAATTGTGTTTACTTTTATTGTACTCATAATTTACCTATTGATATTTATATCTAATTATTACTACACCTGATCCACCAGCACCACCAGTTGTACCTGGATTTGCTGAACCTCCACCTCCACCACCAAGATTAGCTGTTCCTGATACAGCATTTACTGGTCCATAAGCACCTTTACCTCCACCACCAGTTCCGCCATCACCTGAATCGCCAGTATCAGAACCTGGTTGAGGACTTCCATTTCCTCCGCCACCACCTCCTCCAGCATAAACTACTGGACTTGCTGTGATGTTAGTTGTTGCACCATTTCCTCCAGCACTTACATTACTTGATTGTACACAAGCACCTTTGACAGTTGCACCACCACCACCAGCACCTGAATATGGGTGTGTGTAAGGTGTTCCTGAATCTCCACCTGGAA